TTTGATATGGAAAAAATAAATAAACTAATGAACCCAAATAAATACATTTTTAATCATATGTTTTCTACTGATGGTGTTGGTTGTTCTTTGGTATTTATAAGAGTAGATATGAAAGACAAAACTATTCCAAAAAACAACAAGACAACTTGTAATGATGAATATGATTACATAACTGAATTATCTAATGAAGAATTAAACAATTTGAAAGATTATAACAAAGTAGCAATAGACCCAGGTAAAAATACAATTATGTTTATGACAGATGAAAAAGGAAATACCTTAAAATATACCAAGATGCAAAGAAGAATAGATACATACGCAAAAAAGAAAAGACAAATAATTATGAACTCATTTTACAAAAATAATATCAAAGAAATAGAAGAACCATTAAACCAAACTTGTTCTATGAGTTGTAATTATGATAAGTTTATTGAATATTTGAAAGTAAGAAACAAAATCAATCAAGAATTACAGCAATATTACGAACAAGAATTATTTAGAAAATTAAGATGGAGAAGCCATACATATACACATAAAAGCGAGAGCATTTTAATCAATAAAATAAAACGAACATTTGGTAAAAAGATTATTATAGGGTTTGGTTCATTTCAACAAACACAACAAATGAAAAATTGTATGCCTACACCAAACAAATCATTAAAGGATTTATTAGCAAAACATTTTAATTTATGTATTGTTGATGAGTTCAAAACATCTAAAATGTGTAGTTTTTGTTTAGAAGGAGAAACATGTTATTACAAACAACGAGAAAACCCAAGACCATTTAGAGAAGGTATGGTGAATATACACGGATTACTAACTTGCACGAAGTGTAGTAAGTCGTCTCATTCCCATTTAATGAACCGAGATTTGAATGGGAGTAGAAATATCTTGTATCTAATGAAAGAATGGATACAACATAGAAAAAGACCTACGATATTTTGTAGGAAACCATTAATCATATCACAAGACGAGTGATAGAACCAAAGTTATAAATACCGAAAGAAAAGATTAAAGAATGAGATTTTTATTTATTTTTTAATATGTTTTTGTATCATTTTTCTTTTCGGTCGGTGTAATATGCCTTTACATTATACAATTCAAATACTGAAATACAAATAACTACTGTTTTTTATAATTATTATCATTATTATTTATTGTTGGTAATTTATTCAGCATATATTGTCCGCATGGACCACAATGATCTTCATTAGCTAGATCGATTTTGTTATTTACCTTTTTATCACAAGTTTCAATATTCCATCTACCCAAGATTTTTTTACTGTCATTTACAGCTCTTTTTAGTATGGAGTTTATAATTTTCATATTAAATATTAATGCGATGATATCTTTATATTATAAATATAAAGATATTAGACGGTTGAAATGATAAACTGTGAAAAAATAATTATTAATTTGTTTCTACAACACGTTCTACTGGGTTCCTACCTTTGTACAATGTTCTTGAATGGTCCCGTTTGAGTGACGGGAAAGTATTATCGAGTGCGAGCGGAGTCGTACAAAGGAAATACTCGTATGGCATATACGTTCCATTTTGCTTCCTTGTTTGCCCGCTTGTTGGTTGTTTTTCCCAATCCCATTCCAAGTTTTTGGCTAGCTCTTCAAATGTACCTATATATGTTTTTTCGCGCATAGTTTTGTCATTTATCCCTTGTTCTTTTAGAGTCATATCCACATATTCAATAATTTTATAACCATTTTCTAGGCTAGAAAACACGTCCGTAGGAGTATAATTAAACCAGCCATTTGGTTTCCCATTCACTAGTATAGCGTCCAATCTATAAATAAGATAAATCGATGGCATCGACATACTGATAATGTATATACAAAACTAGTAACCCTCTTAAACAAATCAATTTTTTGTTATCGTTTTTGTTTTGTTTTATTGAGGAACTAACAAAGACAACTTTGTTAAATTTTGGATATATTTCATTGTCTTTGCTTGATTCTCGGCAGTCATTTGCTTAATTGGATTTCTAAGACGGTCAATGGCTTCAATAATCTTTTCGGAATTGTCATTTCTAGACAAGTCAGTTGTATAATCCTTTGAAATAAAAAAGTTAATATCTCCAGATTCTATTTGGGTTTTATAAGGGGTAACCACATACTTAATCCATACACGAACTAACAACTTAGGATTGGCCTTTCTAATAGCCAACAATGCGTTTTTAGCGGTTAGAATATCAGCATCTTGTGGAAACACACTTTGAATATCATTTACAAAATCCGCAAAATGGTCGTTGAAGGCTGATAATATACTGGTCATTTACTTTAATTTATTGAAAATCTTTAAATGATATTTTTTATTTAATATATAAAATATTATATTAATATATATGGCAACTCGACAAGAAGAAGAAGCATTCGGCGCAACCGAAGCAATTAATAAAAGAAAAGAATCGCAACAAATATTAGAAAAATTAAAACCTATTTTTGAAATAATTAAAGGCGAAGGCATTGATTTAGATTATACAAATCCCGACGAATTAAATAAACAAATTGAAGAAAAATTGTACGTCCCATTACAAGAGTTATTAGATCATAATGGAATTACCAATGTTTCAAACGCGCAATTTTTATCCTATTATGAAAATAGTAAATTAAACGGTGGTGGAAAAACAAAGAAATCTAAGAAAGCAAGGAAATCTAAGAAAGCAAAGAAGACCAAGAAAGCAAAGAAGACCAAGAAAGCAAAGAAGTCTAAGAAGTCTAGAAAAACCAGAAAACAATAAAAATAATTCTAAAAATATGAGGTAAAATCTAATAATCTACTAACATACTCCACTGTATCTGCGTAGCCTCCAATAAAAGCATTACCATCAAAAACCATAGGGAACATTTTGTACTCTTTTTTTGCTATCTCTTGAATGAATTCTAGAAACGCTTCTTTATTATCAACCAAATAATCATCACAATCAATGACAACGAATTTTACATGTTTATCAGTTAACAATTTCTTCACATTTACACAATTTTGACACCCACTTTTGCTGTAAACCGTGATTTCATCTGCTTGTGGTTTTATAAATTGGGTTAGACAGTTTTGGTTCATCGCTTAAAAATATATATAATTCTATAAATCTTTTTAAGTATTGTTATTTATAATTAATATTTGTCAGTTCTTGTTCTCTTCGGCGTTGTAGCGCCTCTACACTCATTTCACCCTCCTTAAGTTTATCCGACTTATATTCATGATCATCTTGCGGTAAGTGCATTGATAAACTGTTAGAATCATTTAAAGAAACATAGTTGTGCATTTGTCTTAAACCCCCATCCCCCTTAACTCCCATTTCGGTATCAGATTGGTCTAAAAAGCTAAAATTGTCGGAAACGATGCCACCACCAAATGCGCTACCAAATCCACCAAATGCGCCGAAACCATCTTGAAATGTTACCGGTTCCATGTTGTTTTTAGTGGCCTCTTGAACTTGCTTAACTTGTTGCGGTTTTAAATGATTGTAAATATCATCGCCATAAATAACCTTGTAATTCTGATTTAGTAATAAAAGGGCCGGTACACGGGTAACATTTTCGGGCATAATAATCTTTTGTCCATTCTGTAATACAATATAAACCTTCCCGTTCTCTTTTACACGTTTATCAATACATATGAAATGGATATCTTTGGAATTTTGGGTTTTGGTCACGGTTTGTAATAATTTCTTAGATGGCTCGCAAAAATTGCTATAATAGAGGATCGAACTCATTTACAATAGTTAAAGGTTTTTCCGCTAAAATTTTAACTCATTGTTGTTTTATTTACAAAAAATTGAAATTAATAATATACAATATTAAATATACAATATTATATAAAGACAATGGCCGCTAAAGTTACCGATTTAAAAGAGGAGGATGGGACTCTCACCTTTACTATTTCAAACATCGATGTTTGTTATATCAATGCCGTTCGCCGAACCATATTATCTGATATACAAGTTGTAGCCTTTAAGACTACACCATATGAAGAAAACAAGGCGAACATTATTGCTAATACCAGCCGCCTACACAATGAAATTGTTAAACAACGTCTTAGTTGTATTCCCATTTGTTTAGACCCTAAAACCAACTTAAAAAACTACTTATTAGAGGTGGATGTAGAAAACAATACCGACACCGTTTTATACGTCACAACCAAGGACTTCAAAATCAGAGACACCGTAACAAATTCCCTTTTGGAAGATGGTGCTACAAAAAAGATATTCCCACCATTTATTCCTCCCACTGGTAGCGGTGAATATTATATTGATTTTCTAAGATTAAGACCACGCATTTCCGATGAAATTCCCGGTGAGCGTATTAAGCTCACTTGCGAATTCTCTTCCAGTTCGGCTCGTGAAGACAGTATGTTCAATGTCACTGGCACTTGCTCTTATGGTTTCACTGTAGACCAAGAAAAAATGGAGGAGCAATTGGAAATTCGCAAACAAAAATGGAAGGACGAAGGTAAGACAGTAGAAGAAGTTCGGTTTGAAGCGCAAAATTGGAAATTATTAGAAGGATTGCGGTACGTAAAATCCAAGAGCTTCGATTTTATCATTCAATCGGTTGGTATTTACGAAAATACCGAGATTATTATTAAGAGTTGTGAATTTCTCATGGACAAGTTAACCCATTTCGACAATATGTTAGACCAAGATGAAGTTCCAATTAAACCGTCGGACAATACGCTTGAAAACTGTTATGATGTTACACTTGTTAACGAGGATTACACATTGGGCAACATTCTGAATTATGAGCTTTACGCGGTGTTTTATACGGATTTGAAAGCATTGGACTATGTTGGCTTCAAGAAGATGCATCCACATGACAACTATAGTATTTTGCGATTGTCAATAACAGATAAAACTAAGGGTATATCAACCGTAAAAACCATGGTGAAAAATGCCTTGGAAAGAGCAATCAAAAAAATAGAAAGTATTAAGGGTTGTTTTGATGGAACCAGAAGCGATCGTTAAATCATTATCATCATTGTATCATTTTGCTATTTTTTATAACATTATATTTGTGTATAATGTTAATAATATTTTTGTCACTTTTTTATCATTTTACTATTTTTTATAATGGTTCTAAATGATAGACTCAGCTTTTATTGTGTCTATGTAACGCTTTCTCAAATTGTGATTTAAACTATACATCAACAATGAAGGTGATAATTCGTTTACATATTTAATGACCACTGTATTGGTTACAAATAAATTGCTAGGTCTAAGCTCATTCAAAAATTTCGCATGAAGCTTGAACATATGGGTTCTATATTGGTCTGGGAACTCTCTTAGCGGTTTCTCCTTTTTTACATAACAATCGATGTAATTTTGATGAAGCGTCTTCGTAAACATGTGAATTTGGTCTCTGTATTTTGACAACTGGTCCTTGGTTTCCGGATAATATTTAATAAATTCCGGAACCTTACCAGAATGTCTTAAACACAAATACTGATATTGTAGTTTTGTTTGATTTCCTCTTAAAAATCGCACCTCCTCGTAAATGGGGTTTCTAATCTTGGTTCTCTCACCCGTTTTCTTATTCTTGATTACAACTCCCATTACATCATATGGTGTATTTGGTGACGCAAATTGGTCAACCAACTCCGAATAACTGGTGAACACGTATTGCTTGGGAAATTGAATCTTCGCCAAATGCCACAAACCAGCTGTTTTTACAACGTCTAAGTCTTGCTGAATTACATCATACGTATCGGTTTTAGACTCGTAAACAATCTTATAAACCTCGACCAAATACAATTGTGGCTTCTTAATAGGAATTACAATACGATTCGATGGATGCTGTAATACAAAACTATAACAATACAATGGATTCAGCGTGCTAAAATTAAAATTGTGTTCGGTACATGCCTCCAAGAACATTTTATTAAACGTCTTATCGGAATCCTTATAAAACGAAACATTCGCACCCACTGTATTACGGGTGGAAATCTGCCAACAGCCATTAATTCCACAATTGTAGTCGTAAAATACATTAATCATGGTTCCTTCTACGAATTCTTCAGCAACTATATCATCCAGTTTGCTGGGATATTGGCTAATAAATGTATCAGCAGATAATGATTTTGGTGGCGAAAAACAAACCACTTTGGAGTCGGCGGATACAATAACCGACCTTAGCAGACCGTATGTAGGCACAGTAGACGAAAATAGCAATTCCTTATTGTAACCAACAATGGTATAATTTATATTTTCTTTAGTAGTATAACTTCGAATAGAATAAAATTTTTCCAAATTAGCATCGACAGTACCATGAATAGCATCATTAAACCCCGAAATCTCTGATAAATGATATGTCGGTTCGGTCATTATTTGTATTATATTCAATTATCTTTAAATAATAATACTATTATTAATTACTGGATTTTAGGATTATTGATAAACATGATATAAAAATTTCTCTCTACTAATTATATTATGTCACAACAATCAAAGAAAAACGAATTAGAGGACGGCGAAATAGAAGAAGACGTTGAACTAACAAACAACGATTTGGAAGAAGGTGAAATTGAAGAGGGACAAATTGAAGAACCAAATTATGAAAATCCCCAAGTAGAAGAAGGAGAACAAGAACAAGAACAAGAACAAGAACAAAATTTGGAAAAAGAACAACCTAATAATGACAGTAAAGAATCAGAAATTTTGTTAAAACTAGGCGATATTATTTTAATTACCGACCCTACCAATGAAATACTTAATAACAATGTGTTTTTAATCGAATATATTGACCCTACAAAAATGAAGCTTATTAATAGCGAAACATTTGAAAAGGTTGTACTACCTATTTCTATGGATGGTCTCATTGGCGACGGCTCCATTCAAACCATCAAGGTCATTAGTAGTAACCCCAAGGAAGGCTATGCTAAACAAAATGATCTTCTACCCGGAACATGGATAAACATTTATTTTGGAGGTGAAGTACCCACCATCATTACTGGTAAAATTACCAATTTGGAGGAGGACATGATTGAATTGCGCACATTAGACGGAGACACATTATTCATTAATTTCGATTATCACGGTATTCCAGAAGACTTGCCTATAGAAACATTTGAAATTAGACCCGCTATTAAAGAAGAAACGGCAGATCAACTCGTTGAAAGAGGCGAAGAAGACGCAGAAAGACCCGCATTTGAAGAGGCAGAACAACAGTTTCCTCAACAAGTTAGAGAAAAGGTCCAAAAAATGTTGTTTGACTTGAATGATTTGGAGTTCGGTGATATTGTCACTGTAGAAGAATATGTCAACATAGACAAGGACAAATACAGATTCAACATTGAAACCCAGACAAATGATTTGTTGGAAGAACTCGTATCTTCAATTCCTAGCTCAAGAAGAACTAACAATGTGTTAAATAGCATACATATCATGATTACGCGTTTTCTTCAGCTAAGACGTATAGCATCCACATTCGACAATAATAAAAACATCAATGGTATTATTAAACGAACTGCGAATGACCGTCCTCTAGCGGAATATTTGGCCGAATTTAAAAACAGCTTATACTGGATTATGTTTGTAGCGAAAAACGTAAAGAAAATTTATCCGGATGGCAGCAATCCAGAATACAAGCAATACAATGATTACGAAACAATCAATGAGAATACGAATCTACTTGAAATAGAAACATTGTTTAAAAACTATCGTTCGAATCAAGGCGTAGAGGGTCAAAATAAGTATACCAATCTGTATCATTCATTAGATCCGTATTTAACCCCCTTTTATTCATTGAACCCGGATGCGCAATCCAGTGTATTTGACTCGCCCAACGGAATTATTATAGAAGGCGATGTTCAAACCAATGTAAATGCGATCATTGATAATTTGGGACAATTGTATTCGACAGTAATTGCTAAGTCTGAACTAACAAACCGTAAATTTATAATACAAAAATACAATCTGGGCATGGATAAGTTACAAGCGACCAATTTAAAGGGACCTCGAATGGTGGCACATAAGGTGAAATTGACACAAAACGATCCTATTTCGATTAGTTCTATTGTAACTTTACCGGAACCCACCGTGCGTTTCTCACAAGTAAATTTACCCGGTTCTAATTTGTTAGTAAAGGCCAATTTGAATCTCCATTTTTTGAATTATTGGGAACTCCTTAAACAAAAAACAGCCGTAACTCCGATTACCATTGATGGATTAGATAATGAATTGGAATATGATGATACCAATTTTGTAGACAATATAAAGCAATATTTGTTAGATTTATCTGAATATGAGAAACCATCCGACCTAACAAATCTAGATATTTACAAAATATTTTTGCGCACCATCATTCCCAAGATTCGCGTTTTGTTTTTGTTAGTTAAAAAATATATTAAAGGTCGTTTATCCTTGGTCGATGTCATTAGCTATTTGGAGCCCTTTATGATTTATTCCATTGATTTGACCTATTTACAATACAAAGAAATCAATGAATTTATCGTAGAAAAGATTAGAGATTACAATCGTTTATACAGAGAATATGGTATGGCATTTTCAACCATAAGACATATAAGGTCGTCTAGTAAACAACAAATGACAAAAGATACACCATATGTATATTCCAACGAAATATTTACACTGTTAGATAATGTTGCCGATGCTAGTCTAAAGTTAAATATATTCCAAGATTATGGTTTTGATGACCCGACTCACATGACCATTTCGAGTTCGGAGTTTTTAAAGCGAATCACCTTGGCTGATTTTGGAAATTTATATAATACAGCGGTTGCACTTACGAATTTACAGTTAATGTATCCTAATGCGCTTAGTTCCGTATTTGATATGGATAAGGACCGACTAACAAAAATAACTGAAAAGGATAAAGCAAATGACAAATGTTCGTCGTATATTATTGCTAAGAAGTATTATTCTAAGGAGGGGCTTCTAGAGGACAATGAAAAACAAATTTTTTTCGATAAAGATTATGATACAACTAATTACGATTTAATCAATGAAAAGTATAGAAAGCAGCGAGAGCAGTTGTCCAATGAGGATTTTATACTCTTTTTAGCCGAAGAATTTATAAATAAGAAGAAAATGGACGTACAGTCGGCGGAATACATGGCGACAACGCTTGTGAACCAAGCAAAACGTGTTAAAGAAGGCGATTACGCTTTGTTAGTAAATACGACAGATGATGAGATGCCGGATTCATTAGAATATTATGTAAGAAACAATGATATTTGGGTTTTAGATCAAAATGTGGACCCCAATGCGTTTATAGAAGACAGCGACATTTTATGTAATATACAAAACCTTAACTGTATTAGTAATCCGACATTAAAAGAGGAAGATAAATGCGAATCATTGAATGTAGCCAAGGACACTATTATTAAAAACACATTGTCGCAGATTCTTGATCAATTTGACAAGAACTACAATATTTCAAAGGAGGAGCTAAATACGCAAATACATAAGCATTTGAATTACTATAGTAAGATTTTCGACAAGCTTCAAGCTTTAAAGCGCAAGCAGTTTTTCAAGTACAACGACCAAAAATATGAGATTGGTCTAACGGTTACAGATGATTTAAAAGAGCGAGTTATGTCTCCCTATGTAAAGTTGCGTGATTTAATCATGGGACAAAATGATTTTATTAAAAAGCAGACGGATATTATTCGATTTGTTAGTTTGTATTGTCGCGCTGGAGACCCAACTATTCCAAATATTCACGATGGTGAAATGGAAAACGAGTGGTGGCTTTATTGTAAAGAAACGAATACCAAGTTGCTCCCCGGATTTTATTTTATTTTAGCCGATGCTTTTATTACAAAAAATAGTGAGTATGAGAATGTACTCAATCAATTAAAGAGAGACATTGGGAAATTAGGTGATGATGGTGATGCGTGGGTAGATAAACATAGTGGCGAGATTATTTGTTACGTAGACTATGACGTTTCCGAAGGTTACAAAGATGGTTTTGTAGATAGAAGTCGAGATATAATTGAACAAGATGTTGGTGAAACGATAATTGAACAGCAAAAAGACAAACAAAAGGTGAAGAAGCGTTTGAGTCCGGAGGGTGAAATTGTATCTAATATTATTTCTATTATGTCGAGCAATATGGGTATTGATATCGAACCATCTCGCGATTTTATCATAAAAGTGGTAACTGAATTGGTAAACGATACAAAGATTTTGGAAAAAGAGCCGGCTTATAGAAAACGAGAGGAAGAAGCAGCTAAAAAAGGAAAGAAATTGCCTACCTATACTCTCGTCTACAGTTCCACGCTTATTTATCTAACGCTTGGCATGTATTTACTCGGTATTCAAACGAGTATTCCCTCGGTCAAAACCCGCAAAACAGCACCGGGGTGTGTCCGCTCCTTTACTGGGTTCCCGTTCGAAGGTGAAGGTGACGACAGTGCGTTAAATTATGTAGCGTGCGTAGCATTAAAAAGCCGTGACCCGACTACAATTCCATGGAATGCGTTGCCGAAAAGTGAGGAAAAAATAGCAGCAACTATCAAGTCATTTATTATAAGATACTTGCTACCTTATGGAGAGGTGGAGCAAAAGATAAAGGAAAAAACCGAGTATATTTTGGTAGAGCCAGACGAAGATATCCCAGAAGAGTACAACGTAAACAAATGGACCAACTTTTTACCACCTTTGAAGCGATTTCATGTGAAGCATTTGGAAAACGTGTCTGCTGGGTTTACCGAAGAGTTACAGAATGAATTGTATACGGGCAATCACCGACAATTAGAGAAAATATTGGTTGTAGAATCTAAAATCATCTCATTCTCATTAGCGATTCAAGAAGCAATACAAAAATTAATAGAAAAGAAGGCATTATTATTGAAGTCGGGTGGACAAATGTTTATGGATAATGCTTGCTGTAATGAGCGAGGAAAGAATACACTAACAACGCTACAATATTTCGTCGAGGAAGACAACAATATCGAATTTTATAATACGATTGTCTATCAATTAAGTGCTCTAATTAAGGATATCAAGATTCTTACACAAAGCGCTATAATGATTTCGGAAGTAAATACCAAACGTTCATATCCGTCTATTACAACTGAATTTAGTGAGGAAACTATTTATCACGCATTTATTGTCTTGTGTAAATTTCAATCGACGATTCCCTTAGGCGAAGAATTAGCTGCTATTTGCGTTGATAAACCAGATTATTTGAGGAAATTAGATTCTATCCAAGAGAAGATTGCGCAATTAAAGCGAGATGGTAGAAATTACACCAAAGAGCAGTTTTTGCGTTTGTTCCAAATTGTGAGTAGAAACAATATAATCCGAATGTCTTTAAACATAGATAATATATCTTGTACAACAAGACTAAGAGAGCTGTTAACAAGGTTTGACGAAGAAAACAATGAAAATGTCCCCAAAGTGTTAGTTCAGCGTTTGGACAGACTCATGGAAAATGCGGATGTATTATTGGAAGATGATACCAAAGACATGCGTTTGTTTAAAGACTATTTGGCTACGACGAACGATAGAATGCGTAAGGACGTTATTAGTTTCCTTAAAAGCAAAGCAAAACTAACGGGTATAGAGTTGAAAAATGTTACGAAATTTTTAACTGATTTAACCATATGGAATTTTGACACAAATCCTAGAAACACGGATATAAAAATATCGGATGATGCTTTGTATAATTATACTAATTTCTTTAAAAATTTTATAGAATTGTTTTCCGTTGTTTTCCCAACAATGATAATAAATCAACAATTACATACAATTGACCCTCCAAAATATTGGGGATTGTCGAGAGATCATGTTCATGATGTTATGGAAATGGTATCCGGATTTTATAAACCGTTAGAGAAATTTTATGGAAATGATACCATTAAGAATGTACTAAGAGTGATTCAAAATAAGACGCGACCTCTACATTTGTTATCCAAGCATACTCCAATTTTCTCGAATATTAAGATTGGTGAAAAGGAACTACATGGTATATTTGAGAAAAGAACCGTAACGCTTTTATACGAATACTACTTTTTAAGTCTTTTGAATGAATATGTTGTGCTAACTCAAGATCCTTCGCTAATATCTAGAATGTTAGTTGTGTCTACGAGTAAAGACCCAGAATTGTTCAGTGGTGACTTTTTAGTAGAGCAGCAGATGAGATTTACAGAAGATGAACAAGAATTTATGGAAGGCGATGTGGTGAAATTGAAACAAGAGGTAGCAAAATTGATGTCGAGCTATTTAACTATTATGATGCGCTCCAAAAAGACAATCAATGTTTCATATGATGACGTTGAAGACCGTGTATTCAAATTAAAGGAAGCCGAGAAATATACATTTACAGACCGTTTAAGAGATATGACGGAAGAGGAGCGTGCTGTGGACACGATTCTCAAGCATCATAAATTAGGCGCTCTTTATAGTATAGGTTTGTCAAAGGGTATAAAAGAGTATGATCCCGAGAATTTCGACCACGATAAAAAGGTAGCAGAAAAGGTGGCAGAAATACAAAATAGACTAAAAAGACAAAGACGGGATGCTGATGGAGAATTAGATGATGCTTTAGAAGAATTGGAAACGGATCGTGGCATTGAACTAGATTTAGCAAATGACGCAAATGAAACCGAGGATTATAATGATGGTGACCCGTGGGGTGATGAATACGAAAATCGTGAAGATTACGATTAAATAATTGTAATCATGTTATAAAATAGTTATAACATAGTAAAATAATTATAACATAGTAAAATAATTATAACATAGTAAAAAAAAGTAATAATAATATATATGTTAAAAACATTTACAAGAAATAATACAACTCTAGCAGCTGTTTTGTTATTTTTAATAATATTTATAATTATCCAATATTCTCAGCCGGCATTTTTATACAATGTAGACGGTACCATTAAAGAATTTGGTATCGGTTATAAAAATAAAACGATATTGCCTATATGGCTTTTGTCCATACTTTTAGGCATTCTATGTTATCTCTTTGTACTCTATTATATGGTTAGTCATCGGCTTTAAGTTAAAAATTAAATACTATATTTTTTAACTTAAAGAAAATTGTCCCTTGTTAGTTACTTGTATACGTAACCGAGTTATTAAGCTGTTGTTGTTTATCTACTTCTGCTTGGTGCTGTAGATATGCTTCGCGTTCTTGTTTTATTTGAGCGGCGTCCTTGACACATCCCTTTGATGCTAAGTTGGGTCCGACAATTGACGATACTAACAAAGCGCTATAAATATATAATACTGCTTGTCCAATGTCGTCTTTAAGTGTCACTACTTTTAATAGTTCTTGTTGTGTAGCTATATCATTTACTAAATCTGGTTTAATTAGCGGCTTCAAAACGGACCATATGTTTAAGAAATTTTCGGGATTCATTTGATTGAATATAATGGTTTTGTCACCACATATTTTAACAATGGCCTCTGCTGCTTTTGCGAGGTCACTTTTCAATTGCGGATCATTCGTTTTTTCGATTTCATCATTTATGTCGGTACTTCTTAATACCATACTTAAAATATCATTGGCTTGGTTTGCGGTAAGAAAATATCCGACTACATCCGCGGTCGAACGTTTAAAGATTGGGAATACATATATGACTGCTACCAATAACCCGAAAATAAGAATCCATGGAATAAATGTGAATAATGCGGCTGTTCCGAAATTTTTATTCAAGGAGCCGCCACATTTAGACACAAGATAGGATACGTTTAAGAAGAACTGTGTAATGATAATAACGGCTACATAAATACCTAATCTACTAGCATCCGATTTATAAAATTCGCTTAATTGTTCGTCTGACTCTAATGCTTGTAAAGTGATTTGTGGTTTGCCTAAATTGGGAAAACTGAAATATATAATAGTTATAACAGTAAATAAAAACAATGATAATACAGATATATCCATATAGATAATTGGTATAATTTTTTTTTGTTTTTTACAGATAAATAGTAATGAATGCTCTTTCCGAACATTTAGAAAGACCCATGCTAACGGAACCGGGCGTCAAATTCTTTTTAAGCGAAAGTTTAAAACAATGTCACAAATTCAAAGAAAAACATCAAAACACAATATTAAATATCGGGTTATTTATAGGATTTTTAATAATTTTAGGAATATTATTACTATATAAATTCAAAGGTAAACTAACACCGGAAGAAATGGAAGAAAAAGAAATGGATAAAAAACGGTATATAATGTCGCGCATTAAAAATTACCAAGATGCCAAGGTTAAAGCGCAACAAGAACTAATTACCGGACTTCCACAGTGGGAAAACGAATATGATATGATTCATGACACCATAGAAAAAAAGTTAAGGCGATAGAATAAATATATAAATATACATTATAATGACAGAAGAGAAATTAACACCTATTGAAGCCATTAGTGAGTATTATAGGTTAAAAGAAATATACAAAAGTGACTACTATGAGAAATATATTAGACCTATTTTAAAATCTAAAAAGACTAAAAGAGAGAAACGTGTGGAATATTCACGATTGCCTAAACCGGAATGTATCAATTGTAAAAGAAATGTTGGCACTATTTTTTCTATTAATGTGAATGAAGCCGAATATTTACGTACATTTGTAGCAAAATGCGGCGATTTACGGTCGCCTTGTCCCTTAGATATTCAAATTAATTATTCCATGCGCGAAGGGTATGAAAAGATGATTTCAGAAGGCTTAAAAAATATCGACAAACTTAAATTAGACATTATCAAGGAGAAAAACAATGTCCTATTTTTTAACGCACAAATAGATAGCAAATTTGCGAATTTAACAAGCGAATTAAAAGCGGAAACCGAAAACACTGGATTGGTCATCGAAGGAGATATATTGAAAAATGATAATCCAGCCAAGGTTCAATTATTGCGTAAAACCATTGACGAATTCGGTAAGGGGTTATTGCTACCGTTTAAACAGATGATTCAAGAATATGTAGATACCGATAACGAGTTAATTTTGAATCGCGCCGTAAGATTTTATGTGGATGAAATGATGCCTAAATTAAAAGAAATACAAAGCTTAAAATATCAAGTCAATTTCGTCGAATACGATGATAATGGAGAGTATAAATTAATACAAATGCCCAACTCAATAGAAAGCAAGGAATATTGGACAGCGCGTCAAGATAAAGTGGTTAAATTTGTAAGAGGAACTAAGGGTAGCACTAGCTCTGCTAAAGCGACATCTAAAAAGACTAATAAGGGTACATTAAAAATCAAGCATTTGGGACAAAAACTAGAATTACAAAACGCCACAGAGGCTTTAGAAGAATTAGAGCAATCGGTACCACTACCCTTACCTAATCCTACTGCGCAAAAACCTTCTAAACAAGAAGATGTTCTGATATTGTAGTGCCATCGTATTTGAAATTACAAACAAGAACTATTTTACGATGAAAAAATCATCGATTAAAATGAAAAATCATCGATTAAATTGATTTTTATAAATTAAATTGTGTAATAATTATATATGCTAACTGACTACATATCTTTACCCGTATTTATAGCCAGTTTTGCTATTGGGCTTATCTTTGTTTATGTATTAGGTCCAGAAACCCAAAATATATATGTTTATCCCACTCCACAAACCTATATGAATTATCAATATAAAGATGGTGCCGGGCAATGTTTTGAATTTAAACCAGTAGTAACAGAGTGTCCTATGAATTCTTTCTCTGTTAAAACAGTTCCGATTCAAAAATAAACTAACAAAATAACATATTATAGTCAAACTGTTTATTTATTTATATTATTTTTTAGATGTATAATATAAATGTATTTGGATAAATTTGTTAGTAGTTATACTGGTAAAATTATCATGTCAATTTTGTTAGGTATAGGATTGGCCACATTCTTTAGAGCAGTTTGTCAAGGAAAACGTTGTAGAGTCATGACAGCGCCTCCTATCGAAGATATAGACGACCAAACCTATCGTTTTGACGGTAAGTGTTATAAAATTGAGAAAAATGCTGTTCAATGTAACAAGAAAAAGACGATATTAAAAATATAGTTTTGCGTATATTATTTAATCGCCAAATCTTTAGATAATATATGTCCGAAATAAATACCACAAGTATAAATGATTTACCCACTGATCCGGCTAATGGCGGAAGCATCGGTGGTAATATTAGTATGGTTACAAATGATTCCAATGTTCCTCCGAATAATACTGGTCCTAGTCCTAGTACTTTATCACTCGACCAAAGCACAATTAGCCAAATTGTAAATGGACTACAACAAGCTAGTATTGCTGGCGCAACTCAGTTGCCAAGTCGGGATATCCCAATGAAAACAGAGCATCTGACACACGACAACTATGTTCAGCCGAATTATGTCCCTCAACCGGCAACTCAAGATTATATTGCTGAATCCGAGGACATGTCTGCGTATTATAGACAAGAGAAGACGGAAAATACATTGGATTCACTCTATGATGAGATTCAAGCGCCGCTGCTTTTAGCAGTGTTGTATTTTTTGTTTCAGTTGCCGTTCTTTAAGAAAGCGGTTTACAGATATTTGCCGTTTTTGTGCCATACTGATGGAAACTATAATTTTAATGGTCTAGTGTTTACATGCGCATTATTTGGGTTTATTTATTACAGTTTGTCGAAAACCGTAAAACATTTTAGTAAATTTTAGCTTGTATATACTATCTAAAAATATATGTTAATTATATATGGTATCTGAAATTTCACCCATGCAAGCGGATTTAATAAAATCGTTTGCTATATTTTATTTATTGTTAGTAGGAAACTATATTGGACAAAGTTTATTCACATGTCTACAAATACATTATATAAATCAGCATAAATTATTACAGTTCATCATTGCTTTCTTTTTATTTTACTTTTTAGTAACGGTAATAGCAGATACTGGTCATTTAGAACTAACTCCACCAATAGAGAAGCTATTATATTCCTTCTTTTATTTTATAGGTTTTTTGTTGCTAATGCGTTTGGAAATAAAAATAACCGCTGTAGTTTTAATACTAATTTTTGCTCTTTATTTTATAGAATTAAATAAAGACTTTTACTTGGAACCACCAATCAAAGACAAAGAGGAAGAACGCATTTTTATGGATAACCAGTATTGGATAACTCTTAATTGGCCATTTAAAATACGTTTGTTTCCGGTTCATAAAAATGATTTTATGGTTATTAACCAATTAGAAACTATGATATATTATTTGATTATAATTTTGTTAGTTGTTGGATTTATTGCCTATGGTGGAGAAATTAAAGATACATTAAAACGAAGTAAAAACTTGTCTTGGATAGATGTGATTATGGATTCACAAATATGCGCTGTAAAGGACAGAAAAAGTTTTTGGCACTATTTACAAATGGGTTTGGGACTAAAAATATAATATGTAAATTAAATACAGTTAATTTACATAGTGTAAAAGATATAAAGATTATCTATCTATTAATAGTAGTTAATTTATGTTTGGTAATTTTTCATTAGATATGCAGCTAAAACAATTATCCGGGAATATTTTTAATATGGTACTATTTAACAGTATTAAAACCGGGAATCCATTTATAGACACGTGTACCACTACATTACTGCTAACAGTGCTAACATATTTGTTCCAATTTGTTACAGATTTTATTCATAAAATCGATATAAAACATATTCGAATATATCATTTATTACGTTTTTTTAAAAACAAATCGCAAGTTGAATATGAAGGGAAAATATCGTCTAGTACATCCTATTACGAAAATAAATTCCATGAAGTACATCATTTTAGCGACCGTTTCAAAGCATTGTGGGCACATATTATTGAAAATGTAGGTGACAACAAAACTGTTAAAACCATTAAAGAATATAGTTTTTCTAAGTTTAAAAAGGACGAGAGCAATCGTGATGTGGGGGTTTATATGGTTGTTCAAAATGAAACATTTCTAATTTCAGAAAAATACCAAATTTATGCGTATACCACATTTGATTCAGAATTCAAAGACAATGACGATAAAGTATCAAAAGGTAGTAGTAAAATTGAAAAAATCAAAATAGACCTTTTTTCATATCACGTCGATGTTCAAACCATTAAAGCTTTCGCTGAAGGCGTTACGAATAAATTTTTGGCTTCTATTCAAGATTTGAGAGAAAATAAACGGTATATTTATACCCTAATCAATAATAAATGGGATGAAAATATAAGTGAAATGTGGTCGGAAACGGTTTTCAATAGCACACGAACCTTTAATAATATTTTCTTTGAGGAAAAAGAAGTGGTTAAAAACAAATTAGATTTTTTTCTTAATAATAAAGAATGGTATTATGAAATGGGTATTCCGTATTCTATTGGGTTTGGTTTACATGGGCCTCCCGGAACCGGCAAAACATCGCTCATTAAAGCCATCGCAAATTACACGAAACGCCATATTATTTCCATTTCGTTGAAACAGATTAAAACCAAGAAACAACTTGACAATATATTTTTTGAAGAAAGATATAATACGGACAATAAAAAGGGAAGTGTTACATTCGACAAAAAAATAATTGTATTTGAAGATATTGATTGTATTGGCGACATTATATTAAGAAGAGACATCAAAAAACAAGACGCATCTACTACCGGATTAGGAAATAAACTAAATTACAACAAGTTGACTACGAATTCAATGATAAATGTCGGCGACTTATTAGAAACACTTGCTACCAGTGAACATACCGAAAAAATAATAATGCCAACTATGCCGCCTACTGAAGAACCTATTACTTTGGATGACATTCTCAATTTGTGGGACGGTATTCGCGAAACACCCGGTAGAATTATGATTATTTCGTCCAATCATTATTATGATTTGGATCCGGCACTGATTCGTCCGGGACGCATTGATATAACAATGGAACTATCCTATGCTAGTCGACAAATTATTGGAGAGATGGTTCAGCATTTCTTCAAACGGTCTATAGATGAAACTGTACTAACAAAAATTGAAGACAAATTTTATTCACCGGCTGAAATTGTTAATATATACTTGAACCATAAAAACGATTATAATACGTTTCTAGAACGACTTGTACTGAATAAGCATGTTTAAACTATTAGCCTTTTAATATTTAAAACTCTGTTTATTTATAATAAAATTGAAATAAAAATAAAGTTTATAACTATTTATAACATTATAATCGTATAATATGAATTTATTTATTACTATTATTTTACTCATGAAGTGTGTATATTTATTCGGTGAAAAAATATACAAACAACAATTAAGAGGTATGTATGAAGAAGAATTAAGTAGGATATTACTAGAAGAATTTACATCAACCATTGATAGTATTCAAGATAAAATAATAGAAAGAGCGAAAACTGGAGTAAATGAATATAAATTTACTATTATGTGTAGTAATAGTAAACAAGTTGTATCAATACCAAATTGTGAAAACCATGATGGACACAAAGAATGGATAAGAAATCACCCAAACAGTATTCTATCTATTTCTAAGACCTATACTACAAGAGAAGAAATTACAAGATCATTAATTGATGCGTTACAAAATATATTTCCAGACACTAATATTACTAAATCATATAAAAATTGCTGTGATCATTACCAGATTGAATGGTAAACCCAGCGGTTGAACTGTAAAAATATTTAGAAGAAAATACCAAATCCCTTTTTAGTTTTAGTTTTTGCCTTTCGCGACTTGTTCTTGTTTCTCTGTGTTTTAGACTTATTCGTGCCTTTATCTTTTTTATCCTTCTCTTGTTCCTTTAATGCCTTTACGTCTTGCGGGCGATAACGTAAAAACCATTCTTCAAATTCGGGACTATTTCTCTTGCTTTTGAGTTCCATATATTTTTCCGATTTTTCTGCACGCATTTCTTCAATTGTTTCTTGATGCCCCACACAATTTAGACTGAAGCGTTTTAATAGCCCCCTTTGCGCTAATCTGTTTCTCTCTTGAACCATAAACAAATAATTCGCCATACATAAAATACGGTCCTTGTCGTAATAGGGCCTATCCGCATATAAAAATGCCAACCAAAAACTAAGCATAGTGTCAATGGTTGCGATTTTAACATCATATCCATCGTGTTTAATTACGTTATAGCTATGACATGCTAACGGTTTATAAATAAACGCAACAGTATCTTTGCCGACTCTTATTTCGTAATGAGGTGCGATAATCTCACCTACTCCCGGCCGCTCAATTATTTTCACATTTTTAACACCAATATCAGCTAAGCGTTCTTGAACAATTTGCGCAGTTAATACGGGTTCCTCAGATAAAACATCAAAATCCGGGATTTTCTCCAATTGGTGACGTAAGTGTTTTGGCATATAATGCGAATACATGGATAACGCATATCCTCCAAAAAACACAACACCTTGATCCATTAATGTTTGCTGAATGGACTCATATATTTCGTCCGCATGCTCTGTATCTGTCATTTCACGCTGAAACTCAATATGGGAACATTGTTTACCCATTAATGGATAATGTTTATTCAACAATATCAACCGTTTCAACACTTTTTCCCAGCGACTCACATCTCCGGCTGGCCGAGATAATTCTAAATACATGCCCATTCGAAGTAAATTTGGAGGCGCGTATAAAATACCACCAACACGTATTGCCTCATTTTTAATTGCTTTGAATAAATCCTTGGGAATATAAGTTAAATCTGCTACGGGAATGAAATTAACAAATACTTTATAGGTACCGTGGTGTTGTCCCGATTTGGCCTCTACTTCTTGGAACCCATTTTCTAGATAGATGTCTACGAGCTCTTTCGCGTCATCCAGTGCTGTAGAACTATAAAAATCATAATCGGGAATTTCAATATCTTTGTTATAGAATTGGTCTTGTTTTGGCAATATAGCATTGATAGCAGTACCACCATAACAGACTAGCTGTTTTTTTCGCAAGAAGTTTTCTACAATGCTTATAATACGTTTTACTTCTGGGGAATTCGCAACTTGTTTGCCTTGTATTTCTTCTGCGCTATCTACTGCTTGACGTAAAATGGCGAGTTCGCAATCACCAAAACTTAACCCATTACATATTTTATCATTTTTTGTATTTCTCATTATATATTATCACAATATTTTTTATAAAAAATATTATTTTAGCACATAATAAAATAATATTTATGATTGTCTTATATATTTCTATACATAGCCTAAATCACTGGTTCATAATGTCCTCCAGTCCAATAAATTTGGATGGTTTTATTGTAAATACCAGATATTGGTAAAAACTCTATGTCCTTATTTTGCATTGTGTTTTGATTTTGTATTCTATAATTTTTTACAATGATACACAATTGCCATATATTACACGCGACTTGAATTTCAATAGCACCACCCCATGTGCTTGGTAAACGCATATTGTTTATATAATTGGGTTGCTCAAACGAAATAACAGTGTTTGTATCTAAATCCGAGATAATCGGTTTATTTTCTTGTAAATAATCGCATATTTTTTGACGAATTGTGTAACTATCTTCCCCAATAAAATGTTGTAAACTATTGAAAAGGCAACTCATATACTGTGTTTATAAAAGAAAAACCACAAAAAATATTACTACGAATAAACGGTAAAACAACTTATACTTTTACAAATTACATATACCAATTTATATACAGTTAACATGTTTCCCACCAATAATTGTCATAAGCTTCGCGTATATCGTTCCATCCGAGTTCTTGTTCTTGTTCTTGTTCTTGTTCTTGTTCTTGTTCTTGTTTCGTCCGTATGGTAATCTCGGTCTTGTTACTAACTCTAGTTATACCCCACATATTCGCGTGCGCAGCTTCTGCTTCTGCTTTAGATATCCATTTAAACCCAGTCCATCGCATTTCTTGTTCTTGTAACTGTGCTCTGTGCGGGGGCGCGTTGCGTAGTTGGGTTTCTTCGTCATCCATTTCACTATCATCTAGTTTGTCCGCAACTAATATCTTATCATTGGGAAATATCGTAATAGTGGTTTGAGTATTGGACATTTTTAAAGAGTTAATTTGAAAGTGCTTCAAAGAGACAGTTGAATTAAAGTATACTACAAATTTAGTAGGGCAAACTATTTCAATTTTTTTCATTAGTGTGTGAATAATTGAAACTAACAAAACAAACCAATAAATTAAATGTCGAATTTGTAAAAATCCGATTGAACTGTGCGTGTAGCATACGATAACTCGGGATTTTGTTGCGGCGGCAAAGGAATCGTAATCGGAATATAGCGCAACTTATCGGGTTTCAATACAAAAGCATGCGCATGGTCGTCAAAGTAAGCATCATTTGTTTCCATATTTTCATCCACTAATGGATAACGCATTGCGACGAGTTGACATCCCGTCTCTACGACAGCATTAAAGTACGGATTTATAGGGTCCGCGCCAGCATTGGGCAAACAAATGGTCATGTTTTGTCTGTTATACTCAATCAAATCGGTAGCACTAATGTTCATTGTTTCAATATCCGAATAACGAATGGCCTTCATAAATACAGAATTACTTGTCATATTAATAAACTTATAGAATTCTGGGACCTCCAAATAACTCGTATTTATTTTCTCCATAATGATAACCACCTTTCCTAGCAGTTTTTGTACTTCCACGGCGCCGAAATTCTGTCCATTGTATTCCGAATCGTATTCTTTTCCAAGCAAAATACTATCATAGCTTTTTAACAATACAGCAAAATTCTTGTACATCTCTAAATGATTACTTTTTATACGCAAGTGAATAATAATGGGGTCTCTAGAGTTTGGAGCCGTAGAAGTAGAAAAAGCATAATCGCGAATGACATTCATTACATCCACAAAATTAACATAATTAAACGTCTCCTTGACATGATAATTGTCAATCGTCGATGTAGCGACTACGGGTTGGTCATTGATGGAATAAATCTCAAAGTCTAACCCTCTTACGCCTTGCTTTAACAAGTCTTTCATGATTTGAATGTCTACATAATCGTTTTTGTAACTGCCACCACTACAACAATTATAAGCCGTTTTAATGTAGTAATCACGTAATGAATAATTATTAGGGGAATCCGCAATCGATTGTATTTTACCATTCAAATCGCCATATATAGTATCCATTGTTTTAACTTCTTTACCTCTTAATGATGATACATAAAAGTAATAGACAATAATGATAATTAATATAATACATGTCAAAGCATACCATAATAATGTTTCACCTATAGCTGAATTATTCTGAAATGTTGAAAGTATTTTTTGCGTATCTACCATATTATATTATATAAATAAAGAATTAAAAATATATTTATATAATTATAATAATAATATGAGTGGCGGTGGATTAATGCAACTGGTCAGTCAAGGACAACAAAATATTGTACTAAATGGGAATCCCTCTAAAAGCTTTTTTAAAGCTACTTATCATAAATACACTAATTTTGGTCTACAAAAGTTCCGAGTTGATTTTGAAGGGTCCAAAACATTACGATTATCCGAAGAATCCTATTTTACATTTAAGGTTCCAAGATATGCCGATTTATTAATGGACTGTTATTTATCCGTCACATTACCCAGTATTTGGAGTCCCATTTTACCACCTCAGCAAGTTACCGAAGAAACTACTGCGCAAGGATTAGGTAATATTGAACAATGGGCACCTTATGAGTTTAAATGGATTGAAAATATTGGTGCGAAAATGATTAGTAAAATTCAAATTACTTGTGGTAATTATACATTACAAGAGTTTTCCGGTGATTATTTATTAGCATCGGTTCAGCGAGATTTTAACAACGCTAAAAAGGGCTTATTTGATTCTATGACTGGTAATGTACCAGAACTAAATGACCCATCCAATGCGAACTCCCGTGTAAATTCGTATCCTAATGCTTATTATACATCCGATTTAGCTGGTCCGGAGCCATCCATTCGCGGGCGTGTTCTGTATATTCCTTTAAATGCTTGGTTTGGATTGAAATCACAGATGGCTTTCCCATTGACATCTCTACAATACAACGAACTTCATATTAATATTACATTTCGTCCGATCAATCAATTGTTCGCTATTCGTGATGTATTCGATGCGACAAACAATTATCCATATGTGGCGCCTAATTTTAATTTATGGTATATGCAGTTTTATCGATTTTTACAGCCTCCGCCAGATGTCAATGTAGCAATTGACTCTTATAGTGACCAAAGAACGCTGTGGAATGCTGATATCCACTTGAATTGTACATATGGTTTCTTATCCAATGACGAAGAACGCCTCTTTGCGCTACAAGAACAAAAATATTTGATAAAACAAGTTCATGAAACCAAGATTCCGAATGTTACTGGACCAAATCGTGTAGACTTGGATTCTATCGGTATGATATCTAGCTGGCTCTTTTACTTCCAGAGAAGTGATGTCAATTTAAGAAACGAATGGTCGAATTATACGAATTGGCCGTACAATTATTTACCATTGAATGTGGTTCAAGCACCCACATCTGGTAATTATACTGTTTATCGCACCCAATCCGGACAACTCGTACCCGTTTCCATTGGTCCCGGCGTTAATCCGGATGGCACTTTAACTGGTCTTGTCATTAATCAGAGCTACAATTCACAAAATGAAAAGTTTATATTGGTCGCACTAGGCATTTTATTAGATGGTTCTTACAGAGAAAATATTCAACCAGCGGGTGTCTATAATTACATAGAAAAATATATAAGAACGTCCGGTAATGCGCCCGACGGCCTTTATTGTTATAACTTTTGCATACATAGCAATAATTCCGATTTACAGCCGTCTGGTGCGATGAACATGAGTCGATATAATCAAATTCAATTAGAATTTACCACCGTAGTTCCACCATTAGACCCATTAGCTCAAAGTTTAACCATTTGTGATCCGGAAACTGGTAACATTATAGGTATTAATAAACCCACTTGGCGCATTTATGATTATAATTTCGATTTACATTTGTTTGAAGAGCGAATCAATGTTGTCAACTTTATTGGTGGAAATGCTGGTTTATTATATGCTACTTAAAATAGCTATAATAATTACGATAAATAAGCATTGGACGCGGGTGGAAGTGTCTCGTAAAATGTACCCGTTGTACTTATTGTGGTGGGATATTTGTTTTCTATTTCAAATGGTTTGCTATTTGGAGTATCTATAATCGCTTGAGATATGCCTTCGCTATATTTGTCATATGACTCCCTTTTCTTGTTATAAAGTTGTAATCCATCATTGAACGATTTTTGCCATAAATCAACGCCCAAATAAGGCTTTTTAATTTGCGCATTTTTTGACCCCGGAGATGCTTCGGCAAAATCTATACTGTGACTGTCATATCCAACGCCAGTAGTTAACGGACTATATTGAAGACCTTGTTGACCAAGCTTGCCGCCCGCATCATAAGGCGCTACATCCATCGTATCACTGGCAGTTAATGGAGTGGGTCCGGGATTACATCCATAACAATCGACATCAGACGTACATTGAGTACGAGTTATTGCGCACTGTGCTTGAGGACCGCAAAAGTTCTGGCAACTTAATTTGTTAGTAAGAGGCAAATCAACTGTATGGCTATATAAAGGAGAATTTAAATTATCATAATGAATTTGCGCATCTTTTGGAAAAGGATAGAGTCTCTCTACATAACGTTCAAAATTAGTTAGGCCTTCTCTTTTACAAATTAGATTATGTATAATTAAGTAACTACCCCATTCTATGATAATCCATAACAGAATCAAACATCCTATAATATATATAATTAGTGCTTTAGTGCTCATTATATATACGATAATATAAAATTTTACATTCAAATCTAAGATATCATCAAATCTAAGATATCATCAAATCTAAGATATCATCAAATGTAAAAAATGACTAAATAATTGTGATTTTATTTGTATTTTTTAATATACATTTATTATAATGTCAACAACCGATACAAGTTCTATTGATGATAAAAAGAATGAAAATACTGGAGCCTCTAATGGAATAGATATTAAAGGATTCTTCAGAAACTATATTAGTAGTATACTTTTTACCATTATTATTAGTGTTTTTATTATAGGCACATTGGGTCTATATACAACAAAAGTTGCGCAAGCTAATATTTTACCAGATGACATAAATTTAGCACCTTATACTAACTTATATCGTCCAGTAGAAGAAATGCCTATAGACATAAATATAAAACGCGCGAACATATTTTTTACAAGTAATGACGATGTTTCTCAAAAAGCCCAATTTTTGACAGCTAATTTTTTAGCAAGCTTTAAGAATTCTTTTATATGTAAA